ATTAGCCAAAACAATCTTTGCTCCTCCTTGGATCAATTCGATAGCTGAATTAGGTGGAATATTAACTCCTTTTGCTAAAAAGTAGTCGGCTCCTCCTTTTGCAATTTTAACATCAACTAAAATTGTTGAAGTTAAAATATTACAGCATCTAATACCTATCACTGCATCATAATCTCCTGCAGTTAAAATAGTAGTATCTCCTGTTCCAATTGTTCTTACTAGACTGTTTCTAAAATCTTGTGCCATATTTATTTCCTATAATGCAACCGCCATTGCTAATGCAAAACCTGCGCTTGCTGCTCCTACTGGATTACCAGACGAATCTAGATAAACCGATTTACTTGCAGGCATTGTACAAAAAACATCTTTAGTGCCTGCGCTAAAACTTATTTTTGAAGTATTACCTGAAGAATTACTTAATACTGTATCTCTTGCAAGAGTATCAGGTGTTGCATCAGTTACTGTACCAATACCAACTTCCCATTCTGCCGTTCCTTGATTGTGAATAGTATAATAAGTTGTATTGCCAGTAGCAATTCCTGCAACAAAAGTCACAAATCCAGTTGAAGCACCATCTAAATTTAAAGTGCCTGTTCCTGTTGTTGTACTAGTTTCTTTTACTCTGTCATTTAATACTAAAGCCATTTTTAACTCTCCTATTAACTCATACTTATGATAGCATTAGTTGGTGTTGATGGATCAGGCATTGTAACTTTAAATGTACCGTTAGTACAAGTTTTACTTCCGCCAAAATCTAAAACCACAACTAATTTATCAGACGCCGAGCTATTATAAATTACCCCGAATGCAGCTGTAAAAGTTGCAGACGTCCATGTCGAATCGTCAAAATCTACATAACTAACAGCAGATGATATAGTGACCGATTGACTTGTTAGGGAATTTCCTCCTGTAGAGTATCCTGTACCAGAAGTTCCAACTTGGTTAGCTGCTCCTGAAGAATACGCCGTACTCGCAGTCGTGTATGGGTTTGCTGTATACAATGCTAATTTAAAAGTATTTCCACCTGACGCAAAATCATGTGTTCCAGATAGAAGTTCACTTCTAAAACTAAAAGGTATTACGTTCGCCATATTTTTTTATCTCCTTAATAAGTAGATGGTGATTCAGATTTAAGGGGAATACGAATAACACCATCTTGATATTCGCTTCTGCGTCTACGACCAATTTGTTCAGTCGCGTACGTTTGTAAAGCTTCGTTATAAGCTTTATCGTAGTATTGTAACATATCCACAGGTCCTTTCAAGTATCCATATGCATTTACTAGACATGCATAAAGAAGAAGGTCAGGATATTTATTGGACAAATAAGTCCCACTAGTGGACTTAGTCGAATCAGTTATACTTACAGGATTTTTATTGTAAGCCATAGTAATTTCGTAAGCTGCGTTAGGAGTAGGAGCTACTACCCAATAATTTTCGTCCCAATTAGCATAATATTTAGGTAAAGTACTAGAAGAAGTACCTGGTGTATCATAATAAGTAGCAATAAAACTAGGGTCTCTTTGCTCTAAATAAACCTGTTTATCAGAGCTATCTTTTAATTGAATATATCTAACCGTTCTTAAATCTCCTGGAATAGTTACATATCTATTTCCAATGACCATAGTAGATGTTGCATAATGTCTTTCAAGGTCTGCGTCTACAGCTCTATAAATTCTGTTTTCAGCATTTGTTATAAATTTGTTCATTACTGCCTCTGTAAAAACAGCACTATCAACTTCAGTATAGTTTTGAATATCTGTTTGTAAATTTGCTAATGTGTATGTTAATCCTGCAGGCATATTATTGTGGTCCTATCGTTTTTAAAGTTACTGGTCCAGAAGATACATTATACCCTCCACCACTAATTTGTCCAGTAGTTGCTGTAGCTCCAGTATGCAAGTGGTAATAGTTAGCGGGTGTTTTAAGTAATCTTACTGCTACACCTGTGTTATGAGTACTAGCTGTAGAACCAAAGGCACCTCTAGTTACTCCTGTTAACAAAGCACCATTCATTCCTGTATAACTAATTATTTCAGATCCAATTAATATACCCCATGTTGGTACACCTGTTGGATTTGTAATTGTTGGTTCATAAACTCCTGTAGCAACTCCATTAAATCCAGTTTCACTTGTTAATATAACCGTAGTTGTAGTTGCATCAATAGTTCCGTTTAATGTTGTTGTAGTTGATGTGTATTGTCCAGGATAAATAGAAAAACCTGAAGCTTGACAAATTGTTGCCCCAGAAATTCCATCTATATTTGCAATATTACTAAACTGTGGATCAGTAGAAGCAGCAGAACTAGTCGTAGGAGCTCCTCTAAATCTTACAGTATCATTATAATTTCTTTGATGATCTAAAGATTTTACATTTATAGTTCCTGAAGCTGCAGCAAAAGTAGTTAAAGGATTAAAATCTAAAAATCTTAATGTATCAGGTGATGGTTGTTGTGGTCTTGTTTTAGGTAAAGCAGTTGGATCTGCAGCACTTGGTTTAGGATCTAATTGTGGTTGTTTAGATTCAAATTCAGAAAAGTGAACAAACAATCCGTTCCATTGAGTCACCATTTCATTCCATGGAAATGCTTGGCCACTAATGTCAGATATTGCTAATGCGAATTTTCCTTTTGCAAATCTTGCCATAATTAAACACTTGGATAGTACGTCTTAGGAGTAATATAAGTACTATTACTTGAACCATCCGCTGCCTCCGCTCTTAATAATTCATCTTCATAAAGAAGTTTTAAATTTTGTGTTCTGTCTGGAGCATATTTTAAACTTAAATAATATGCTAACCCTGCACACATACAAGGTATATAATAATAAGGGACATCAGCTGCATTTGTATATGCACCAACATCATCAATTCTTTTCATGTAATAAAACTGAACTCTGTCTCCAGCTTGGCTTGAACTTGGAGTAGTATATAAAGTAATAGTAACTCTATCTATAAATCTTTGAACCCAATATTGAGAAGGTTGTCCTTGTGCTAATTTATTTGATAAAGCTGAATAAGTTGATCTTGAAATTTTTGTTAAAGGACTGTCGGATTGACTCGTAGTACCTGCACTACTTCTATATGAAGCTTCAAAAACATCATCTAGTCCATATAAAGCAGCACCTGCACTATCTAATAATGTAGATGTGCCATCACCGCTTGATCTATAACCAATGTATTCTTTTGTACCAGCTACTAAAGTTAAGTAACCATCACCTACTTCCCATAAATGAACGCCTCTATTAGCCCATTCTTGAAATAGAATGTTTAAAGATCTTCGTGCAGTTTTTAACTGATAACCAGCAACCCCACGAATTCCAATTCTTTCAAAAGCTTCTTCTACGATATCGTCTATCGCAAAATTTTTTCCAAAAGTAAATGTTCCCGAAGTAGTGTTAGCCATCTAACCTCCTACCCGTCGTAAAATACAGTAACTCCGTTTGCTACTCCATCTGCTGCAGAAAAATAAGCTCCTTCATCAAACAGAACTCCATTATCTGGAATGTAGGGTTCTATTAATTCAGCTGTAGTAGTTAGTGGAATTGTTAAAAGTGTAGTTCCAGTAACAGAAGAATTTTTAAATTCTATTATTCCTGCTGTTGTTCCACTTCTACCCTGTAGTCCTCTAATACGAGTTCTTCCTGCAAATACACAACCTACTTGTGGATCTTGTTTAGTAAATCCTACTTCAGCATTATTAGTAATAGCTGCATCTACAGATACCGCTGTTACTGTTGTAAATAAATTAGTAGTACTTACAGTTGCCCCAGCGCCTGGTCCAGCGATAGTTTCACTTTGAGAAGCATTGTTAGCCCCTGTTCCTGTTATAGTAAAATTAACTCCAGTATTAGAACTACCGGCATAAACTGTTACAATCGCTGCATTGTTAGAACCAAAAGTAGCTGTTCCACTAGAAACAACTGCTCCATTTAGATTTAAATCAGCTGCACCGCTCGTAGTTTGAGCCGCACAAATTCCATCTCTGTCAGTGGCAGTTGCTGCTGCAAAAAATTTACTTTTTATATTTGTTACATTTGGCATTTATAATCTCCTAATTTTAGGAGCTCCCGAAGGAGCTCCATAAATTTATTAGTTAGTGTCGTTTATAGCTTGTTGGTAATCAATGTACAATGTTACTTCACCTGTAGTTGAAACCGAACCAGCTTGAGCAACAGTGACTGCTACCATTTTATCAGATTCAAATGGACTAGTGTCAGATGCAGAAACGTTCAAACCATTTTTAGTTTGTGCTCCTGTAGCTACATCTAAATCAGCTGGATTACCATATCTTCCAATTGCTTTGATACTAGCTGTAACACCTGCAAAATAGTCATCATCTAACGTATAAGCTGTTGCTGTTGTATTTAAGTTTGCACCAATTTTCCAAGTCACGTTACCACTTGAGTTCCATGCTTCGTTTACAATCATTCTCATGTCACTGATTCTAGAATTTTTAGGAATAATAATATTATTCGCTAAGTTCTTATCAGTAGAAGAAGATGTTTGGCTTAATGGATAACCATTAAAGTCAGATTGGCATAGTACAACTATACTATCAGCTAAAGTAATTCCTACTTTTGCTCCGCCACCTGCAGGTGCACTTGAAAAAGAAATGCTGCTTACAGTTGCAAAGTATTTAGTAGTATTAGTTGTTGTAGTGTTAGGCATTGCTATAGTCTCAGTTTGAGATTGATTGAAACAGTCTGTTCCAACAATAGTTGCCGTTTTTGCCGAATCATCTCCTGCAGATGTAATAGTCATTGACATAGCCATTTTATTTCCGTTAACTGTAACACCGGAAACATCAGTGTTCGCTAAAGTTTGCGCTCCTGATGAAGTACTAGCTGCAACGATTCTATCGTCATCGACAGTATATTGTGTTGATTGGTGATCAAAGTAAAAACTTTGAGTACATGTTACAAATCCTACGTTTCTTACTTTGTTAGCAGTAAACTTAGTATCTGTA